AGAGGGCTTTCTTTTGGACTGAATCCATAAACTCACCTTGTTTTAACCCAAACTTCGTGTAAGCATCTCGTAGGATACCTAACATCCATCTTTCGTTAAAATGATTTGTGATATGAAATGTTTGCGGACTTCTGCCTTCTAAGGACTTAATGTATGCTTTTGTTTCTGCCCCTAATTTAGTTTGGATATAAGCAAACAATCCTCTTTCGTTAATGTCGTGCTTTCTTCTCCAAGCAACACGATACATTTCTTCGTTTACCATTTCTTGTCTTTAAAGATGCGTTCAATCTTCTTTCGGTCAGAGTCCTTCTTGTAATCCATGTACGAAGAAAAGACTCCAAACCAAAAGATGCTTGTAAGTGAAATTGCAGTTACTATTGTTTCAATTAAATCCATATTTAATCATCTTCATCCATAACCATTGAGCCAATCTCAGTAGGGTCAACATTTAAGCTACCTAAAGGCACTTGATTAGACTTGATATAAACTTGTTGCATAATCGGGTCATTTGTAGGCTCAAAGTCCATAAACACACGCTTCTCATCTTGGGTTAACACACCATCGAGTTTCTCTAAGATGGTTGCTGCATCTAAGAAGTTTTGCTTCATCTCAGGATACGCATCCACATCAAAACGTAACACATATTGTGCAGGATTGATATTCAATGGTTCTGCAAGCCAAGACAATAACTTCTCACAAATCTTAGATTGTAATGGCACAACGCAGTTAATAATCATTCTGCGAATAAATTGAGCCAAGTTACTTTCGGTTAAATTATCGGCATTTAAAAGCACATAAGGATAATGCCATAAACGACATAATTGTTCGGTAGATAATTTAGAGATTGCTCTAAGGTCTAATTCCAAGTTGTTAGTAGATAACTTCAAATAACCCATCTTTGAGTTACTAAATGCAATACGACCTTTTTGTGAAGAATCGTAAATCTTGTTATAAACCTTGTCTTGGTAATCAGCTTGTTGTACAGGGTCTAAATCCTCTACATCTTTGTCATCCTTATACAAAACCCCTACTGCACCTCTTGTCTCAAAGTTCTCAATTGCTACCTCTTCACCGCTATTAGCTTTCTGCAATACTCTCGCACCCGCAGTCAATAGACTTAATCCACGAGCAATAGTAGTTTGGTTATTGTAAGAAGGATTGAAAGTTCTAAAAGACAAAAAGAATTTAGGGTCAATTGTATCTGAACCAATAGAAATCATTTTATACCCTACAATACGCTTGTAGCCATCGGTAATGATTGTATAATCAAAAGGTGGCACAACGTGGAGGCGAGCAATCTTTCCTGGATTAATTGGGTCTTCCTCAGCCCAAATTCCCACATCACCAACAAGTAAATACCAAGAAAAGATAGATTCGAAAAATTCTTTAGTTGTTTGATACTTGTTAGGCTCACGAAGTAACTTTAAGATTGGATGCTCCTCAAGTTCTTTAAACTCAGCCTTCTTCTTTAAATTCTTAGCCTCCATGATACTTCTATCAGTTGGGCGATTCATTAAAGCCTTGTAGCGATTAACAGATGAAATCTGCATCTTTTGTGCTTGATACATCTCCAAAGGTACTTCCGTAGCACGAGAAGCAATATCACTCACAATTGCATAAACATCTACGTTCTTTTCGTAACCTTCGTTAATTGCGGTTCTAAAATCTCCATTGTACAATGAATAGGTTTGACCACCCATGAACATCCATTGCTTTACCGATTGTATTGCAATAGCAGCCTTCTTACTGCCAAAAAAATCAAATACTCCCATGTTTAAAATATTAATAGTTTTTTCTTTGAATACTTCGTGTAAACGGCATACCTAATACTGTCAAGACCGTGATTGAAGTCATCTATTGGTTTATTAATCGGCTTACCACCTACTGTCAACCATTGGTAATTGTCAATCTCTTTCTTAATGTTTTTAGACCTTCTCGTGTAGTACACTTCGTACTCTCTCATTTTACTAATACCAGCATTAACGGAGTCATTACCCTTAACCGCCTTTATGACTTTAAGACCTGCTCTCCTTAATTCCTCAATTGATTTAGGGTCAGCCGAATCGCAATAAATTTCATTTAACTTATCAGGATACGCTTGAATCTTTTTAATCAAATCAGAATTTGTTAATCCCTTTTCGTAAATAACTTCGTCAAGATATAACTTATTTCCTAATTTAGCAATTCGCACTAATGCAGTAGGGTCATTAGAGAATCCAAAGTCAAGTCCACTAAAGATAACATCAGCATCTTTTGGGAAGAACTCACAAGGTTGCCAATCATGATAAATAAGGGATTCGTAACTTGGTTTAGGGTTTTGTTGATAAAGTGACTCAAAAGTAAAAGGTTGGTCTTTTTTTATCTTAACAAGTTTCTCTAACGAGTGTTTCTCAGGCCACAAGGCTTCACCAACCTTACGTTTATCGTAACTATTCTCCGCAGCTTCACGAATCGCAGGAAACTCAATAATTGTCCAATCATCATCTCGTTCAAGAAGTCTACCTGCTAAGTCATCATCATACCATCGAGTCTGAATAAGAATTTGCTTAGAATCGTTATGTAAGCGAGTTTCAAACACATCGGTGTACCAATTCCATAACTGCTCCTTGATAATGTTAGATTGAGCCTCTTGTCTATCTTTTAAGGGGTCATCTATGATACCAATGTCAACAGCAGTTCCAGTAAGTGAGCCTCCACGACCAACTGCTTTTAAATAACCACCTTCGTTAACAGTTTGAAAAAACTCAGCAGTACGAATAGCCTCACCCTTACGTTCACTAATGCGTGAATTAGGAAAAAGGTTTTTATATTCTTCACTAAGAATCCTTCGTTGTATCTCACCACTAAATTGTTCAGCTAAGGTAGCATTGTAACTTGCTAAGGCTAACTTTAACTTAGGGTTCTTGCCTAACAAGTAAGCAGGAAAACTTCTTGTTGACAATTCTGACTTCCCGTGTTGCGGAGGCACGAAAATCATTAACTTCTTAATCTTACCCTCATAAACTTTATCCAAGTGGTCAGCAATAACTTTATGAAACCACTTCATATCATAATCGGGTTTTACATACTTTACAAAGTGGCTAAACGACCTCCTCGAAAGTTCCCTCATCAATATCTCTTTCTCTAATTCTTGAAAGTCTTTGTCGTATTTCTTCATCGCTTAATAATCTTGGGTCTAAGGTTTCTTCTTTAATCGTTACTTCGGTAGTTACTGCTTGATTTGCTTTTCCGTGTTGGAACTCTAATAAGAACTGCGTATTCTTCATTTCACCATTCTTGATGTCACCTAAGATACCATTGGCTATTACGGCAATGAACCCAGGTGTTTGAACATCCATGGCAATACGTTTAATTTCAGCAACACTCATTGAGTTAATCGAGGCGGCTAAGGTAACAACATCACTTTTAGTCAACTTTACGTTTAACGCATCACCAACCTCATCAATTACCTTTTTAATCATTCCCTTAGGTCTACCATTGGGATTACCACTTTGTCCCTTAGGAAAGTGTTTAAGATTCTTTAACGTATTTGGGTGCACCTTTCGTTTTTCCATAATTGTAGTCATTTAATGGTTTGGAAAAAATTCTAAATTTTTTTAATGTGAAATCTGAATTTGATTCGTTTTCAATTTTGGGTTCGCTTATATTATACCTAATAGTATAATTAATGTAATAATATAATATATATATGTTTTCTTATTTATAATCAATCTAAATAACATTAACTTATTGACTTTCAACCTTTTAACTCAAATGTTCCGCCCCGAAGTACCCTTATTTAGATTGAGTCTTAATAAGTGTTTACTCCGCAAACTTAGTCAAACTTTGTAAATAACCATATATTTTATTGTTTTTGATTGTTGGTTTTGAGAAAGTGTACACAATTATTAACCAAAAAAGTTTGCGATTTTATTTATTCCTTCCCCACACCCACTTACCCCCACCCCTGTTTGCTCCACGACTTTTGGGTACAAAACGTAGTTTTGAATAAAAAACGTATCCAAAATGACATATCAAGGGGTGAATATGAATACAAAACGTATTCAAAAGGTAAAACATTATGTTAAATAGGTGGTAGGCTGGGAGTACCCAACCTTGCATTTTATCTGTTTCCTTCGTTTAATGCAGGTTTTACCATTGGATTGATTAGCTTAATTAGATTCAATCTAAATAGTATCATTATTGATATCCAATAAGAACAAAGAAACAAAGACACAAAGGTAGCATAAACTCAATACTTTGATTTTAAGAGAGGATAATAGGTTCAAATAGGGAAACATACTACCTACACTATGAACGTGTCTTATATCGAAGATATGGTGGCAAAAATCGGAAGTAACGTTCTTTTCTTTTTCTTTTTTGATTAGGGTTAGTGTTACTATCTTAATGAAAGGTATTAAACGCTATTGTCAACTAAGATTATTGCATACGTTTATTACTCATTATTGTGTGGAAAATGAATAGTTCTTAATAAAAAGAAAAAGAACCAAAAAGAAAAATTAATCTCCTAAGGAGTTCTTTTTAAATACATATTCCTTC